GGCTGAGCTCGGGGCTTCGGCTCTGAGTACTCCTGAAACCTTTGGGAAAGGAATGAATAGATGTACACGCCAAGGACTAGAACACGTTGTCTCTTACATGAATACGCTGACCGAGAGTTTCCTCTCGGCTCCGAATTCAGTAAGTACGTAGGAGGAGTTTATCCTCCGAACGAGTACACTACGGTGTACAAGACGTATCCGACAACATACCGTCGGAAGTACGTGTTCGCGCAAAGAACCTCAGACGTTAACCACGGATCGCCTCCTTATAAAACGGGAGGTCCTTTTGATTCGTGGTCTATTCGAGATTCGGGCTATAATAATGGCCCTACAATCAAGAATATTGTCGACTGTGGTCCTTATCCCTTGACGTGGCGTAGATCTCTTAACATCAGTCCGGTGTTAAGTTCATTTACGCCTCTCTCCGATGACCTTGGTGTCGGCTACATTGACGGATTCTTCACGAATCTTGCCAGTGATGACGACAACAACCTAGCAAACGCGCTAGGTAGTGATTGGGGAGATGTTTCATCTTACGGTGCCGAAGCCTGGAATAAGTTTAAACCAGGTAAGTCTGAAGCTGATTTTTCGGTGTTCTTCGGAGAAATTCGAGAAACACCAAAAATGCTTCGGACAAGTGCTCTTGCTTTCAATAAAGCTTGGAAGCAGATTAGGTCTCGTCATGGCAGGTCTGCCACGCGCGAGATTGCTAATCAGCACTTGAACAACCTCTTCGGTTGGACGCCTTTTCTCAGTGACTTACGTAAGTTTGTCACAGCTTACCAACGCATGGATGATATGCTAAAGCAAATCAAACGTGATAATGGTAAGTGGGTAAGACGTCGCGGTACCGTACACACCAAAGAAGACCGCACTTGGTCAGGAACGTATTGTCCTGCAAGGATAATGCCCCTGCCCCAGCCGTGGCACTTCGTTGGTGGTTCCATAAGCGACCCAAAAGCGTGCAAGACAGTTCTATATAGGACTGTTAAGCAACGTGTATGGTTCTCGGGTAAGTTCCGGTATTATATCCCAGATATCGAAGACGGTATGTGGGAGCTTAATGCCAGAAGAAAGCTCTTTGGAGCTACTCTTACTCCGGGTGTCGTTTGGAACCTCATTCCTTGGTCGTGGCTAGTCGATTGGTTTGGCAACATCGGGGATGTCTTAGACAACCTTGATGATGGCTTAGCAACCGATCTAGTCGCGGAGTATGCTTACCTGATGGGAACCACAACCCTCAAGTATGAGGCGGAGACAACTTTAAAGTTGACTCAAGGTACCCACGTGTTCACTCACGAGTCAGAAATTACTCGGAAAGTGAGACAGGAAGCAAATCCCTTCGGTTTTGGTCTGACGATGGGAGATTTATCCCCTCGTCGCATCTCCATACTAGCAGCTCTGGGCATCAGCCGAGCGTTGTAGCCCGGGCAGAGCACCACTGCTAGTATGCAACAGTTGTGAGTCTGTCGAAGACAGTAGGGTTGACATCCTATTGTTGGATTCACGACATAACGTCATTACTCCATTGGAGGACAACCATGTCTTTCGCAGATCCCCAAACGATTACCGTCGATTCCGTCGATAAAACTCTTAATCGAGTTTCTAGCGGCGAATCCTCATCCGTGTACCAGACTGCTGATGAAGAATTCCGGTTTCGGATTTCTCATCAAGAGTCGAAAGGCCGTACTCGACGCATGGTCCGTGTGGACCAACGTGTCGTTGCAGCCGATCCATTGACATCGGTCAATGAGTACAAGGATTTGGGTGTCTATTTCGTCATTGACGAACCCGAATATGGGTTTGACGATGATGATATAGACAATCTCGCCCAAGCATTGTTTACTTGGGCAACGACGGCAAATCTGACAAAGCTTCTTGGTCAGCAGCACTAAGCTGCGTTCCAATTAAGCTTGTCGAGGGGCGCCCCAGCAATGGGGCGTCCTGTTTGGCCTGTTGACGTGGTTGGACTGCCTACCCCCCAGTAGGAGGGAGACATGAAAAGCCACGTAAGTGACCTTCAGGAGTTAGCCTTCTGCATCCTTAAAGATGCATCGGCTAAGTGTGCCGTAGATGAGCTCAATTTGGAACGCGATATAAAGACAATAATATCGCGTGTCAAACACGAGGGATTGTCGTTTTTGACAATCACTCTGCCAAGTTTCGGGAAAGATTTCGATCGATCCCTTGACCATGGCAGTATTGACTCTACTTTCTTCAGAAGTTTTAAGAAGAAAGGGAGATTCCCTGCATTCTTGCAAGGTTATCTCAGTCAAGTGTTTGACAAGAGTAATGGGAGGATTCATAATGAACCGGATATGGCTTCTATTGAATGCGTACGTCAAATTACGTACACTTTCAAGAAACTTAAAGAGGATTGTAAGTCCTTTAGGACTTTCAAAGCTCTTTCCGATTTCATCACGAGTGAGCAAATCTTTGAGAGAGAACTGGATCCATTGGATATTGATGATTTTATCAATATTAGTGGTGTTATATGGGGAGGAGCTTTTGACGAAGTCAACACTCTATCCACCATATCACATCACGGACCCGGCGCCACCGCTGAGCGAATTTCTGGCAACCAGAAATATCGATTTCACCGATGGCATGATCGCCTCGAACCTTACTTCCCTTTGCTTCATCATGCGTTTTCATCTGAAACCGCATATGGATCAAAGGAGTTCGAGGATGTCTCGATCATCTCCGAAGAGCAGGAACAACCCGTAAGGGTTATTACTGTTCCGAAGACTCTCAAAGGACCACGAATCATTGCTATCGAACCTGTATGTATGCAATACACACAGCAAGGTATCAAGGATGTCTTGTATGACATTCTTGAAAAGTTACCTATAACACGAGGTCATGTAAATTTTACTGACCAAAATGTTAATCGTAACCTTGCATTAGATTCGTCGAGAACTGGAGCATATGCAACGCTGGATCTTTCTTCAGCGAGTGATAGAGTACCAAACTCTCTCATTAAGCATATGTTCGTAAGCAATCCTTTATTGCATGATGCAATGCAGGCTTGCCGGTCTCGCAAAGCGCAACTTCCGTCAGGGAAAATAATTTCTCTTTCGAAATTTGCAGCGATGGGTTCAGCTCTGTGCTTTCCAGTAGAAGCAATGTACTTTTACACTATATGTGTAATTGCTCTACTACGAAAGTACGACCTCCCGTTCACGTACTTGAATGCCTATAAGGTATCAAGACACGTGTACATCTATGGTGACGATATCATCGTCCCCACAGATGCTGCGGATGTTGTTAGCTCGACTTTACATAAGTACTACTGTAAAGTTTCCAAACCAAAGTCTTTCTGGACTGGCAAGTTCAGAGAGTCATGTGGAATGGATGCTTATGATGGAGAGGACGTGACACCCGTCTACGTCCGTCATCACAAGCCGACTAACAAGCGTACTTCTGCTGCGGTCCTTTCCTGGGTAGCTACCTCCAATCTTTTCTATAAGAAAGGGTTTTGGGTAACATCTCAGCACATGCTGAATGCGTGTGAACGGATAATAGGTCCTATACCTATTACCAGTGAGGACTGTGCGGGAGTGGGTAAAGTATCCTTTCAGCGAGTAGTCTCCATCGACAGATGGGGACGCAACCTCCAACGTCCTGAAGTAAGGACGATGGTGGCCTCGCCTATCTATACGAAGAAACGTATAGAAGGATACAGTGCCCTGGTAGCATCGTTGATTGATCTTGAGCGGAGAGTTAATCCCGCCGAGACCGTCGACGATAAGCTAACCAAATACGCACAGCACGGCGCTGTCACCTGAAACGCCGTTGGGTCAGTCCATACTAATGGGCTGACTAGGGGTGGCGAAAGCCTCCCTGGGTGGATATGCTCG